CCGGTTGCTCACTCACGGCGCCCGTCGACAACCCCAGGCAAGTCTGGTGCGACCACAATCAGCCGCGCCGGCCGTCCCTGGCGGTCGTGCAGGCGATGACGCGGGCCGAACTGGACGAGATGAACACTTTCAACGGGAAGGGCGCCGCGTGGTGCGGGTGGAGGCCGTGACCGCCAACTTGCTCTCCCGGCTCCTGTTCATCCTTGTGGTCGCGGTGGTGATGCTAGTCGTCTGCGCGTGGGCGACATGGAGGCTTTGATATGGACGTGACCACAGTAGCGATGCTTACGGCGTTCTTCGGGTTTCTGACGGCGGTTGCCGGGCTGATCCTGTTTGTTGTGAAGGAAGTTCGCGGCGTTCATCTGCTCGTCAACAGCCGCATGGATGAACTTCTCGCCCTCACCAAGAAATCCGCCCACGCAGCCGGCGTGAAGGAAGAAAAAGATCACCCTTCGTGAAAGGAGAATACCATGTCAGTCACCACAATCCTAATCGTGATCCTGATCATCATTCTGCTTGGCGGCTTCAGCGGAATCGGTGGCGGAACGTTCTATGGCCGTGGGCCGGTACTCGGCGGCGGCATCGGCTTGGTGCTGCTGATCCTGATAATCCTGGTCCTCATGGGCCGAATCTAGCGGGCCGACGTGCTGGTAGCACAGTACGCCGACCCTAACCACCAACTTGATCGCGGGGATCAAATGATGGCTGAAAAAGGCAATACCGCAGTGATGGTTTATGTTCCCTTTCACGGCGTTGATTGACGTAGGGCATGGAAAGCATCCTGGAAAAAGCGGCCGATGTCCTCTTGGACCAAGGGCTGTCGGGCATCGCTATCATTGGCTTGGTCTATCTGGTCTTCTTGTTGCGAGCCGAACTGAAAGACGAGCGCGCCGCACGCCGGCTAGAGGTGGCAGAGCGAGACAAGCTGGTGTCGCAGGTACAAGAGGCGCGGGTGGTCGAAGCACGGGCAGGATACGAAATAATCAGGTCAATAAGCAGCACGCAAGACGCAGTTCTTCAAGCCCTCCGAAAGGGTCCGTGATCCTATGCTCGGACATGTCAAGAAACTTCTCGGAATCGGGACCAAAACGCAGCCCATTCTGCTTAGTGACGTGGAGCCATCGGCGCCAGACCCGGCGCAGGACAAGGAGGTGAAGACGGCTGTCGCCAAGCTAATCTCATCACTGCTGGAGCTGGAGCGCCACTCGTACGACGTTCGCAAGGAATTGTCGATGATAGCGCTGCGCAGCATACATAAGGGCGAGGACTGATGCCGAATTCCAAGCAATCAAATCGAATGCTCATTTTGACGATCGCCGCAATATCGTTCTATTGGTTATTATCGCTCTTCGTGCTCGGCTTCACGCTTCAGATCATAGCGAACAGTGTCGTGTTCGGCATCGCGACGGCGATTCTCCTGACGTGGGGCCCGTCCTTATATTACGCCATGCGAGGTCATGCGAGCGCCCCGAACATGGCCATCGTGTCGATCACCACAGTATGGATGGTCGTCTGGTTGCAGCGCGTTTACTCAATCGTGTTCATAGCCCTTGAACGGCCGTGGTGGTTGATGAATTCGGCCGTTCCGGCTTTCATCGCCTTCCTGTTCGGCCTGTCGGGCCTCCTCGTCTTGATCGCTCCCGCCTTCATGAAGGGCGCGCCGCGCGGCGGACTTTGGCAACTTGCGATAGCCAGTGGGATCGGCGCGGTGTTTGCAGCTGGCAGTTATTATCTCCAGATTTCCGGCTTTGATTTGGTAATTTTGAAATGACGCGACGTGCAGTCCTCGCAATGGGTGCATTGGTCTGGGCTTCGTTTGCGACTGCTCAGGTCGAGTGCAACGATCGCAGGCCCGTTTGGGCTACTTGCAAAGCAACCGGCGGGGCCAATAGGACCAAGCCGTCCTTGCGCTCAGATGACGGGTCTCCAAGTGGCACGCCCGGTGGTGGAAGTCCTGACGGCTCTCCTGGCGGTAGCCCTGGTGGTGGAAGTCCCGGCGGCGGCCACGGCAATTCTCACGGCGGCCAAGGTAATTCCGAAGGCAAAGGCAGAGGCGGGAATTAGTCAAGTTCCGCGATCACGCCATGGATCATGGAAGCGGCATCCAACCGGTTGGCTCGCCATAGTGGAGGTTCAAAGGCTCTCCCGAGCACGGTTCGATCCACGCAAAGCCGTCGCGGTATCCTGCGCCACCTTCTGCATAATACCAATCCCAATAGGCCACGCTGACTTCGCCACCCTCAAACTTCATGAGGATTTTTGGAGGGTCAACCCACGCTGGGTCGGTCACCATGTCGGCACCACCGCCCTTCGGCGCCGTTTCGATCGGTTCCCAATTCATCTACTTCTCCTTCATCTCTAGAGGTTTGGAGGCGAGGCGAGCGGCAGCGGTGGCCGCCCAAAGCTTTTTGACCGAGACATCGCTATCATAGACGAAGTCGACTACCCAGCCGCCTCGATCATCGCTCCCGACAATTTCAGCGACAACAGGGATAAGCTCCTGGAGGGCTCTATTGTGATGATCCGCGATGGCGCGAAGGCCACGCAGTTTCAGTTCGTCGGAACGAGAAAGTTTCTCAGTCATATGCGCTCTCCTTTAGGGTTGGGGTACGGGCGGATCAGGCCGGGACGGATGGGGAACAAACCTTGCCAATTTCCTGCCAATAGTGGATGCATGGCTATGCGTGCAGGTGCGTGGAATGGTGTCAAAAGGCCCAGGAATCTGGTGCTGCGGGAGGTATTCGAAACCTCGACCTCTCCCTTACCAAGGTCGAAGCCGATTGCCAAATCAACCTTTCTTTCCAAAGCGATAGCCCTTTCGCTTCTGGACACTTGCCAATTTCATGCCAGTCGGCCCGATTTGCCGATCGAGCTTTTCGGCTACCGATTTTCCGGCTTCGTGGCTGTGGACATAGGTTTCCATGAACAGTTTCGCTGACTTCCACCGTCCGGCGTCCATTGCATCCTTCACCTTGGCATCGGGCAGGTTCATGGCATTCGTGCCGAAGGAATGCCGGCCGGCCGAGTGCGTCGTGCGCGGATCGATCTTCGCCCGCTTACAGACGACCGCCATGCGTCTGTTGACAGCGCTGCGATCGGTGTAGCGAAACACCGGTTCGCCATCCCTCAGGCCGAGTGCCGCCAGTCGCATGACAACATCGGCGGTCAGGTGCGCGGTTTCCCATTCACCTTCCTTCGTTTCTTCGAGAATGGCTATTCTTGCACTTAGGTCAACGAATTCGCCATGAAGCCTGATGGCCTCTGACACCCGCGTTGCGGTTCGATTCATGAACAGGACCAACGCCGACAGGTGAAAGAGCTTGTCCTGGTCTGACTGGGCGAGGAAGGCGGCAAGCCATGCCTCGTCTACTGGCTTGTGCTTGCGAGATTTGGAAACTTCGAACTGCTTCACCTTGATCGGCGGACACCAGCCCAAATCGTGGCCGTGATTGATTACGGCGCGTGCCGGCGTAATGACTTGGCGGTTTCTGGTGTCTCCCGTCGCCTTGGGATAGAGGGTTATCGCGGCTGACCGTATCTCTGCCGGCTTGATCGAGCCAAGATTTCGGCCCTTGAAGTGTTTCAGGATCGGTGGCAAGAACCGCCCTTCCCCTCCCTGCTCCTGGTAGCTTACTGCGGCCTCTTCGAAGGTCCGGACGGCTGCTTCGCCATAGGTATGACGTTTCCAGAGCTTCGCTTCGTACTGGACCCGGATTTCTTCGGCGGCTTTCTTGTCGCGAGTGCCAAGGCTCTTTCGTACGCGCTTTCCGGCGACGGTTCCGGTAACGTGCCATACTCCATCGACTTCTTTGAGTTTGAGACTTGGCATCGTAACGCTTCTCTCAATTGTTCAATGTGCTCGGCATAAAAGACCTTCTTTGTGCCGCGCGGCTCATAATGGGGGTGGTCACGCAACGTGTCCACAAGGAACCGCCTGGAAACGCCAAGCAGAACCGCCGCGCCATCCATGTCGATCGGCACCAAGCCTTCCGTCCATGCCGGAAGCGGCCGCGTCATCCGCCTTCCCCATCGTTCCGTGGTAGAGTGGGGCTGAAGGTAGCATCCAGGCTTTCAGCGCTGAGACGAAGGCCTGTCGCCATGAAGTCGAGCCAGCGCTCAACGGCGCGCTTCTGTTCATCTGGCGTCGTTGGGAACGTGACGTGCAGTTCGCTGTTGAAGTCGCCAGATTTCAGGCGAAGCGACAGGATCAGTGTATCTTTGGCCGCGCTCACTGCCCTTCCCCCTTGTCCCCACCACCCTGTGTAAGAGCGCGGGCGGCGGCAACGCGCTTCATCTCGCCGTCAATGGCGTCACGGCAGGATGGCAGACCATGTGCCTTAGCGTCATTGAGATCGACATCAATGGGGCCTAGCATTAGTCGATTGACGTTGTGGTTGAGAATTAGCTCCCACCGATAGGTCGTGCCGTAGTGCGTATTGAGACGCTCGTTGCATCGGTCGAGAAAATCGAGCCGGTCGGTATCCTCTCCCGCTTCAGTCAGCGCCACCCTTAGCGCTTCGCGGTCGGCTTCGGCATTGGCGACGCGGGCTAGCGCGTCGTGGAGTTGCCCGTCGATCGCCAAAGCCTCGCGGGCCAGCCTAGCGGTCTCAGCTTTGAGGGCGTCGGCATCCTCGTATTTGACCCATTCGCCATCTGGGTCGGCGTCCTCGATTATGCTGTGTTCCCCGTAGATGTTGTGGGTTGCAGTCAGTCGCCAGCGGTCCATCATGGCTTCTCTCCTGAAATCGCGGCGCGGCGAACGGCACGCATGATGCGCAAACGGCGCGTCGCCTCTGCCATGTTGATGTTTCTGGAAAGCAGATAGTCGAACGTTTCAAGCAGGCTGGCGACCGTGTACCGAATGCTTTCCGGGTTCCCATAGCGCATCACCCATTCGGGGCCGCCATTAGCGAAAGACTGTGGATTGATGATCGTGCTATAGGCTCCGCCACCCATCGAAATCTCTATGGTCATGCCGTCAGCAGGGTGACAATTCTTGCCGTGTGTGAGGCGGTAATGCCCCGCAGGCGCGTACTCGTTGTTAGGGAAGAGTGTTGTTGCTTCGGTCAGCTTCATTTCCCGTCCCTCGCTTGCGAGGCGGCTTCGAGAGCTTGGCGGGCGACATAGCTCAAATCCCGGTCATCAAACGCCAGCCCGTGCGGATGAGCTTTGTAAATCTCCGGATTGGCATAGAAGGCAAGCGCTTCGCGCAAAGCCTCCACCACCCCCGTCTCTATCGGTGCCTTGGGGAGAGGGTGGGCGCGCATAGCTGCATCGACTTCAGCAAGTGCCACCTTGGTCTCTTCGGAAATATCGGTGTTCAGATTTGGGATGCGCAGCGCCACATCCAACGCCGATGTTGGGGCGGGCGAACCTGAACCCTGCAAGCGCCGCCGAATTTTGCGATAGTTCGCCAGCACGTCCTCGATGGTGTTGCCGGCCTCTGGCTTCAGCAACTCGTCAACGAGCCAGCTTGCCGATGTTGGGGCGGGCGGGGTGGCTACGAGAGCGGCGGAAAGGGCGTCGATGGCATCGCGGATGGCTGGCAACGTATCGTGAGCCGGGTCTGGTGTGCCGGGGTCGGGCATACGAATGAAACCGATATCGATCCCGTTGGTGATAAACTGCTCCGCTTTCTTCAGCCCCGCCAGCGCCTCCACCCGTGCGGCTGGCGCTTCGGGATTGCTGAGAGTAGCGAGTGCCGAACGGATGCGCATTTCGTAATCAGATTGCGCGGCGGCTTTGGCGGCCTCGACGTCGGGGAAATATCCTCCAACACCGCTCAACCATCGACCCTTACCGTTCTCTGCGTCGGCGCCGATGGTGTACCTGCCACCAATCCATGCGGCCCAGTATTCTTCCTCGAAATCAGGGCCATGCCACTCCAGCCCCTTCACCGCCACAGCTTCAACCGGGCTGGATTTGGTGAGAGTGGCGAGATAGGCGCGGATGGCTTCATCGATCGGGCGGTTTTGCTCGTCCTCGGTCATGTCGTATCCGCCGCCCCCGCAATTGCTGCACCAATCAGGATCTGCCCCGTCTTCGCCAAAGCCGTGATGATAGCCGCGACCGTTACACGTCTGGCAGTCGATCATGTTGGGGTTTTCCTCGGCCTTCCTGAATGCAGACCGAGCCGCAGCCAGCGCCGTCGCATCTAGCATCCCATCGGTTGGCCCCTTCACCGCCTCACCCGGCTCTGTGGATAGAGCGCGGATTTCAATTCGAGACTTGAGCGCGCAAATCTCGTTAACTGCTTCGCGCAACAGGGCCGAATGTTTTTCGTGGCCGGCGAGATCGTACGTTTCTGCGCTGCTCAATAGGCGGTCGATCAGTTCGGTCATATCGTTTCCCCTGTCGCCAGATGTCGGCGCGGCAAAATCTTGGAAGATGGCTTGGGACGGGCTGTGTCCTGCGGCACAAAAACCAGCCCGGACTGGACCCATATTCGAATAGTCCGCTGGAGCGCACGCAATGAATAATATAGCTCACTTTCATAAGAAAGTCTATGATTATCAAGGGCTTCGTGGCATGATGAGCAGCCAAAAGCCGCATGAAAATCGTCGCTCTTATTGCCCATTCCTTTAACTTCGGAAAACAGATGGCAAAGGACCGTCGTGCTGGAATCGTGGTTGCAGATGCCAGGGATTTGGAACGTGCAGGGCTGGCCCTTTGCGGACGCGCGGAGCTTGGATGAGATAATGCCCATCACCGCGCCTCCAATTCGCGCTCAAGCGCTATCTCAATCTCGCGCACCATGATCGCTACTGCGGCCTCAAACTTGCGATCACGCTCTTGCGCTGCGAACAATTCGGTGTGAATCGCCTCGAATTGAGCAGCGAATGGCCGGCCTCGGACGTGCGGAGATACCTGAACAAGGGCGCGGTTCATGCCGCCCTCGCGGCGTTTGCGGCAGTCTCGCCAGAACTGACGCCAAGCAGGGCGTCTAGAGCGTCAAGGACAGCCTGTTTCGATGCCTGGAACGTTTGCTTTCCCATGGCCTTGGTTGACTGGCTTTGGGCCGTGTAGACGCGCACCACGCTTTCGCGGACGGTCACAACCGCATAGTCGTCCATCGGCTTGACGAATGCCGCCACGCGGTGCGCTTCCGCCTTGCTGGCGCAGACGATAGACCGTTCATCGGCATAGCCGGCGCGGACAAGGAGCTTCTTGCGAAGGTGTTCGGCTGTCGGATACTCGGTCAGCAGATCATCCGGCAGATTGTGCCACGCCTCGCCGATCGCCGCGAAATAGTGATTGTGGCTGACTTGGCTGCGGTCGTGGTGCTCGACAATCTGATAGACTTCGCCGACCACAAAAACCTTGTCGGCTCGGGAAGCCCAGAATTGCGAAGCGGGAATCATCGCTTCGCCGTCCCATCGCATGGTAATTGGTGCTGTCATCTCAGCCTCCCATCACGCTTTGAACGAGTTGGTTCTTCAGGATCTCGGAGCGCCGATCATAGTTTCGGATGCGCTCGACCATTTCGGCCAACTCGTCGTTGAAACGGTCGATCTCGCTCGACATGTGCTTGATGTAGATGTCATCGCGGAAGACGCGGACCTTTAGCAGCGGGAGCCTCGGCCAAAAGCTGACGAAGTCCCACCACTCACGTTCGCCGATCCAGATGCTGCCCTGCACCTGTGCCACGTGTTCCGATGGCAGTTTTCCGCTAAGCAAGCGCTCGATCTGGATATCTGGGAGGGCGGTCTTAATCTCTAGACCGCCCTCCGTGCCGACGAGGCTGTCAGGGCTGGCACCTTTCTTGCCGTTGCGAATGAAGCCTACGCGGCGGATATCGGCGTCGTGAACGAAGGCATAGAGGTCGCGCGCCTCGTCTTCCATTTCCTTGCCACGTTCCATGTGACCGTTGCTGAAGGATTCCATCGGCTCGCCGGTTATGGTTTCACCGGCCAACTGGCGCATGTACTTCGAGCGCGTTTTTCCTTCGCTCTTCGCCATGACAGTGGCGAACTTGGATGCAGTCGGGATTCCTGCCCGGCAAGCGAACCACTCTGGCGAACCTTGCTCGCAGTCGAAAATCTCGATCATGACGATGCCCCGCGATAGGCTTGCAGCACCGAGACGGCGCGGTCGAAGGCCGACGCATAGATTTTGTCCAGGCTCTCGACCTTGATATATTCGAGGAACTTGGCCTGGTTGGCGCCCTTCGCATCGATCAGATCGCGCAATTCCATGACCTGCTTTTCGGTCACGAATTGAGGCGCTTCATCGTCATCGCCCCCAGTCTTGCCGTCGTCGTCATGGCTGACCGACAGACCAAGCGCTAGCTTCAGCGTGTAGCGCTGTAGGTATGTCGCAGTTGACGCAATAGCCTGGAGGCTGTTCTTGCCGGCGCCGGAATCTGCCGGACCAGCCAGTGGCGTCCGCGTCGAATGGCCGTCCTCGTGCTCAAGAATGCATGTGATTGTAATCGGGCGATCCGGGCCGTTGTCGCTTTCGTATCGGTAACTCAACCCGTGCTTGGTGAGGATCGGCGTCACCTGCTCTTCAATGCCGGCGAGGTCTTCGTGCCGGTAGTTCACCAGCGGTTTTCCGTCGGGCTTGTATTTGACCTCGCGTGTCTTCATTATGGGTTTGAGTTCAGCCTTCGCCGCCGCAACCGCCTTGGTGAAGGCGAGTTTCGCGTTCCTGGCTTCCTCGCGGTCGCGCAAATCCATCATCTGCTTGAGGATGTCGGCAGACACACCCATTTCGAGCGCCTTGCCGACCATCTCCATCGGCGTCATTTCCCGGCGCTCAAGCGTGACAAGGTTGCTGCGCGGTTCGACGTAGTTTTCGTCGTGCTCGACAAGGGCGTTTGCGACGGTGTTCATTGCTCTTTCCTTCCGGTTCTGATTTGCCGTTCGAGGTCGCGGACGACCAGGCGGGCCTCATAGGGGAGTGGCGAGGCCAGCAAGATTTCGCAGGCCGCCAACTGTTCAAGCCGATCCGGCTGCCAGATTTGGCGCTCGCGTGGTGTACCTTGGGGGAGCGCGTTCATGGCTTCTGCCTTTCGGCAAGCATGGCATCGGCAAGCATGTAGCAACGCGCAACCACGTCTTCGGGCTTGTGTTCGGACCATATCTCGCGGTTCGCTTGGTTCAGCGCCTGCCCTGCGAACCAGTCGCGCAAACTCATCCCATCGGCGATATGGCCCAAGCCGTTCTCAGCAATGACCGGGAATGCCGGTCCGCCTTCGTCTCGGAATTCGGTCATGATTGTTCCTTCCTCGAAATCCTTGAATGACACGGCAGGCACGACGCCCATGCGCGAAGTGGGTTTCCGATCTCAGACATGTGACCAACTCACCCCATGTCTGATTTTCCAAATCGTCGTTCGGTCAACGCCAAATTCCTCGGCAATTTGTTTTGCTGTCCCGCCCGTCTTCCCGTCTTCTGAATGGCCAGGTCAGGCACTCGTCGCCGTCATATTTGAGGACGACATCGTTCAGATACTTTAGGTATGTTCCTTGCAAAACCATTCCGCCAAGAGGATCTCCGTGACGCTGCAGCCTTCTATAATGAAGCTTGCAAAGTCCTCGGGATGCGACCTTCTTTCCACATTGATGAATCGAGCAAACGGATGTCATTTCATGCTCCTGCGGATATGGCAGTGGCCGAGACGGGTCCAGTAATCGACGTAATCCTGAGCGTCGGATTCCCGCGCGAAAGACTGCTCGAAGTACGGATGAGGCGGCAGGGTCAGCGCGTAGATTTGGACGACGAACATCACGCGTTCCCAACTTCATCCTGGAAATGATCTTGCGCATCGCGACTGGCGTAGAGCGCTGCCTCGATCTTGCGGAACAGATGAGCCTTGAACGTCTGATCGTCCTTCGCCGGCAGTGGTAGCTGCATCACGGCATCGACGCGTTTCATGATCAACAACTCATAGCCGCCACGAAATTGGCGCTGTCGCATGGTGCCATTGACGGTGACGTGCTTGACGAAAAAATCGCCGTCGCGCGGGTCGTTCAGCGCAAGCTCAGCAGTACCCCAGAACGAACCGAAGTGGATCCCGTCTTCCTCGATCTCGATGTCCTCGAATTCGTATTCGGTCGAGAAATCGTCAGCGACTTTCGTCGTGCGGTGGGAGGATTGGTAGTTCATGATGCGGACTCCGCTTGAGCTTTCCGTCCGAAGATGTCGCAGCGCCGGATTTCCTTGGCGCCCAATTCGTGCTTGAGACGGCGAACAGTGACGCCGTGCCAGTCGCTTCGGATCACCTTGCCGTCAGCGACGTACAGGTAGTCGGCATAGACCGGGTAATCGTCTTCGAGGATCGGCTCGTTGAGTTCGCGGGGGGGGGGGGGGGGTTAATGATGCGCGGCC